CGAGGCTCTCCAGCCGTGTGCCAGCCGGAAAGCCTCTCCACATCGTCAAAAGTTCGACGGCCACTAGATCACCAAACAGACATCGCCATCAGCGACACCGGTTGAGCTAGTCGGCGGAACCTTGCCTTGACCCAAGATCGCAACGCCAGCGATGAAACCACCGCTAGAGCCATCGCCAAAGGTCGCAACAAGCTTCAAGAATGGCTCCTTGCCTCGCATGTCAACCATGAAAGCACAAGTCTGGCCGTCGTCGGTCGCACTTGGCAGGGCAAGCGTCGCACCGTTGTAGCCAGTTCCACCGGCAAACGTCGCTCCAGTGATGTCGGCATAAACACCGCCACTGGTCGAGCATTGTTGAAGCTTCAGGGCTGTCATCGCAATGTCAGTTGCTCCGAGTTGGAGCACGATCAGAGCGAAGTCGTAGCCTCGGCAATCGATTACATCAGCCGTAGCCGATGCGTTATCGAGGATCGCCGCTGGCTTGATCGCTGGCACACATTTGACGTAGTGTAAAGGGTTCATAGTTCACCTTCTTTCTTTTGTTGATTGTGGATTAGGATGCCGAGACCAATTGAAGAATTGGCCCTGCGTTGCTTGCGTCACCTTGTTCGTGAATGTTGTAGTCCCAACGCATCGTTGATCGGAACCCGATTTCGTCGGTCTCGAAATATCGAGACACATCGCCAACAAGCCTGAAATCTCGACGCATTCCCAAGGTTGAAGCCATTCGGAGGTCACCGAAATATCCAAACTTGGTCGATGCTCCGATGGTCTTTGGAAGCACTTCGGAGAACACGACAGGATAGCCAAGGAACTGAGTTACAGGCCCTTGTCCGAGGTCTTCCTTGTTGTTGCCACCGGCTGCAAGTTGCAAACGGCCCATGACGTTAGCCCAAACCGACTTGGAGACGAACCAAACCGGATTGATGCCGGGAAACTCAGGCAGCTTGCCAAGAGCCTCTTGGAACATCGCGATGGTGATGGCCGCTGCCGTGTTTTGGCCTGCTGCTGCAGTCACAACAGAGCCAGCCTTGAGCACGTTGGCAAGACCTAAAACGCCGTGATAGGCTGCAGTGCCATCGCCAAGGAATCCAGCTTCGTCAGCCGCAAGAGCATGAGCCAAAGCTGCTTCGGTTGCGATTTCTTCGGCCATGCTGATTGTCGCATCTTCCGAGAGCTCGCTCGATACCTTGGTCAACGTGCCCCACTTGCGAGCAACGAGATTGATAGGCCCGTAGGTAGCTTGCGACTGAGTGATCTCTTTCGATTCGCCAACCGGGTAAGCTTTCATGCCGGTCAATCGTCGCGATTGCGTCAGGGTATCGCTGGCCATCAATCGCACAAAAGCGTATTGAGGGATAACACCGTAGGAGAGCACCAAACGAATCACGCTGTTAACGAACTCAGTCGGAACCAAAACACCGGCTCCGGTTGGATCGTTGGTTTGGAGCGTGTTGGTAACGCCATGATCCGCGCACCATTGCTTCGCCGAATCGCTACCGAAGTGAGCTTGGAAGAACTTGCCGACCTTGAAAGCATCTTGCTCGGCTGTCTCTCCGGTAAACGCAACAAGCTTTTTCGTGGCCCTTGCGGTTGCTGGAATCTTGAAAGACGCACCCGCCGAAGGTTGATTGTCAACCACTTGGCGAACCGTGTTGCTGACTGCTTGCTCGATCTTCATCGCTCGCTCTCGCTGCTTCGAGAGGTTTTCGATCTGACCCGGCTTGCCTTCGGTTCCGAGGATCGAATCGATCTCGTTTTGTTCATCTTCGAGCAATTCGCGACTCTCTTGAGTTGCGACCGCTTGGATCGCTTGAACCTTGGCTTGCAAGGCTTGGATTTCGTCTGCAAGTGCTTTTGCGCTCTTCATTCTGACTGCCCTCTGTGGGTTGTGTGGCAGTCGTTAAACCAAGATAGCGGCATGACTGCCACGGGAAACTGAATCGTTTTGAACCGTGTGTCACTGCCGCTAATTAGTTGCAGAGTGGTTGGCACTTCTGGCCAGCCGGAAATCACTTTACGCTATCGCTTGCTCGTTGTCAAGTGTTGGGCATACTGAGCTATTTTCTGACGAGCTAGCAACGCTGCTGCCGAGTCGAAAGCGTTCTTTGGCTTCTTGTACTTCTTGCCGCTTTCGACGCGACCAGTGGCAAGGCCAGAGGCTATAGCCTCGTCCACATTGTACCAAGTCTCGGCGGACATTAGTTGCTCGATTTCCGAAGGATCTTCGCCCATGTATTTGTTGTAGATATCAACGAGCGAAGCATCGTAAGCTTTTAACGCAGCGATCGCTTTGGCGAAGTCGTCTTGATTGCCCATCGCAAATGACATCGCTCGATGGATCATCACCCTTGACCCGTCCGCCATCAATCGATTCTGACCGGCAAGGAAAATCACGCTAGCCGCCGACGCTGCAAGGCTGTCGTTGATCGTCGTGACTTCGCCAGAATGCTTTTTGAGCGTGTTGTAGATCGCAATGCCCTCATCGGCGAACCCTCCTGGGCTGTTGATATGCACCGTAACCGGACTCGACCCGAACGATTTTAGAGCCTCAGCAACGCCTTTTTGGGTGATCGGGTTTTCATCCCAACCATCGCCGACGATGCCACTTAGTAGAATTTCCGCAGTTTCTGCGCGTACTTCGATCATTTTTGAGCCCCTTTCAGGTCAAAAACCCTGTTTTCCCACGATTTAACCTCAGTTTCGACAGCCTTTTGTAGGCTGTTTCCACCATGTTTTGCAGCCAATCCAGCGAGTATTTCGGTCGATTTCTCGCAATGGATCCTAGCCAAATCTCGATCAAGCCCGATCGCTTCGATCTTATCGGCAAGCTTGTTTTGCCACCTTGGATAGTTCTTTCCAATCCAAGCAACGAATTGAGCCTTTTTCGATGCGTTGATGGCGTTATTGCCTTCGGTTTTGATAAGATCGCGAAGCATTTGTTCAACGGCTCGATCGTTTCGAGACTCTTGCGAATCTTCTTGCTCGTCCTCTTGCTCATCCTCTGGGCTGTCCTTGACTTTATCGGTTGACTGTTCGCCTGTTGGCGTACTGATTGCAGGGTTAATGAACTCGTCGCCTCCCTCGTACGGATTAAGATCAAGCTTGGCTCGGCATTCATTCGGATTCATAATTCGCGATGCAATGGCCTTGCTGAAGCTCTCCATCGTCGTTCGCAAGTCGGTACGGTAAAGAGCCGCCGCGTTGAACTTAAAATAAACTTCGCCCGATCGTCGCTCTCTTGGAGTGCGTAGTTTGATGTCGCATTGCTCCTCGAACTTGACCAACCAATGGTCGAGACATTGAAGATACGCAAGCTGCTTTTGCTCCAAGCTGTTGTAGCTGACAGAATCGCCATCGCCTGGCATTCCCTCGAGCCCGAAAAGCATTCCGACCTCTTGCCTAGTGAGCTTTTGCAATGCTGCAAACTGTGCATCGTTGTTGTTCATGCTGACAGCATTGGCTTTGATGCCCTCACGCAATAAGCCAGCTTTGGCGGAATTCTCCGAGCCTGCTTCGATCTTGTTGAAGTCGTCGATAAACTCTTTTGCATCCTCTGCTTTGCGGAATGCTGCTGGAGGTGCTTCAAGAAAAAGCTTACCCCGAAATCCTCGACGCAGCTGGTTAAGCTTAAACCTAGCTTCCTCATAACCTGTCGCAAATGTTGCGTTCGCAATGTCAAGCAATCCGAGACCTTCGACGCCATCCCAACTAAAGCCAGTTAGGTGTAAAACGTCGCTGTCGTGGAATATCAAGTAGCCGTTCTTGTCAGTGTCGAACGTGTCGAAAAGATCCTTTTTGCTCTGGTTTTCGGGCTTGGTGATATGGTATTTTTCGCCCTCGTAGATGATCGTCCAGGTCGCATCCGGCATCATCGGGATGAGCTCGGAAATACCGCGACTCGTTCGGATGATAGCCGCCCTGCCGTTACCCTTCATTAAAGCATGACTAAGGATCTGTTCTTTGAATGTCGTTGGGGCTTGGATGTTGTTCGGTTGCTCTCGCAAAAGATAGTAGCCGTCATGCTTAGTATCGTTTACAGATCCCTCATCGACCCTTCGCTTAACGTCGATAGGCAACCGCCCAAAGTCACCTGTAAGCTTGTTGTGAGCATACCAAGCAGGAGGGACTCCAAGAGCATCGCGCAAACCGACCTTGCGAACGCTTGAAAAAGCGTCGTCGTCGATGCCCATCCATCTAGCAAACACGCTAACTAAGCTCATCCCTGTTGCTCCTACTTGACGTAAAGTTTACCAGATGGTTTCTCAGGTTGCAAACTTGCAATCCTGTAGGCCATTACCGCCGCCACAATTGGGTCAATCTTGTCTTTGCTCTTTGCTTTGTCAAACATCCATCGATCTTGCCGGTCTTTGCAAATCATGGCGTTGTTCGCACACCATCGGAGCAATCGAGACTCCTGAAAAACTAGCCGACCGTCTTGCATCAATTGAATAAAGTCTCTGATGGCCTCGTTAAAGTTGGCTTGGTTTTGTGCCATCCTTGCTGCTGTCGCTCCGGCCTTGCTAAGTTTTTCGCCTAGTTGCTGACCGTTGTATGGATCGTATGCAACCTCATCAATTTCAAAAGCTTCAAGTTCCTCGATGAGCGACTCGGTAAGATCCTCGATCGGGTAAGCACACTTAAACAACTCCTCCGAGTGAATGAACTCTGCAAAAGGCATCGCCGATAAATCACGCTTTGAATCCGCTGCGATAAATGCCCGAGTCTTGACCTCGTAGCGATAAATGATCTTGCCTTTATCGTCAACGCTGAACGGAAACCTGGCACAAAGAGCGTATGCTGCCAGGTCGTCGCGAGATCCCAAGTCAACGCCTGCCCCGAGCCCATCGGCATCTTTCCAATCCGAATGAACGCCAACGCACCGATCAAACGCCGCAAGGTCAAACGCTTTTTCGGTTGAGGAAACTACGCTGTTTCCGTGGTATCGCTTGAATCGATTTTGACCCAATGCAGTTGCTTTGCTCTCGTTCCATCGCTCTCGGAGATAATCAAGCTTGACAGACACTCCCAAATTTGGATTACTCTTAACCCAATTCGACTCCTCGCCTGGATCGTCTTGCTGGTCGATCTCGTAGATCAAAGCAAATAGCGTGTTATCCGAGTGGATGCCACTGACAACATTGACAGCGTAGTTGTATTCTTCTAGCCACAAGTGCGAATCGTCAGCGCCGGCTGTCGTAATGATTAAGTGAAGCGGTTGCGAACGTGCCGCCGAGCCTGTAACCATCGTATCGTAAAACTTGCGATGATATTCGCCCCATGCGTGGAGCTCGTCCATAACAACGCAATGAG